TATTTCGAATGGTGCAATGGCAAACGATGGCACAGGCGATAGTTTGCGCGATGCCGCAGATAAGATAAACAATAATTTTCAATCGCTCTGGCAGTCTACTTATAATGGCGCAGACGATCAACCCGCTAGAGAATTCGTCTTTGGTGCTGGTACTGATGGTTTTTCTAAACCTGCTGCTGGTGAAGTGAATGCCTACAACAATGGCACACCTTCTAACATGACAAACTTTGTCAACTTTAGGATTTCACAGTTCGACCAAAGCGGTGCAGCAAGAGTTATTCCTGTTCAAAGAGATTGGGATAACGGTACTGGACTGTATGATTCTGTTATGACAACAACTACTCTGACCATGTATCAGAAGACAAACGATTCATCATTTTCAAGTTACGAAATTGTTGGACAGTACCTTGGGACGTTGTATTATAAAACACAATCCAACCCACCATCGGCAACTAGTCCAGCAGCAGGTCAAAGATATCCAAGTTCATACACTTTCGCGCCCGACTCTTCCGACTACTGGTATTTTCAAACTTCAAATCCAGGAGCGATATATAGGGAAGGCAGTATATCTGCTGGTGATTCGTGCTTTATTAAAATAGATAACTTCTGGTAGAGGAAGAACAAAAATGGCAGCAACAATAACAGATACACTGAAGAAAGATTTGCTGGATGATCTCTATGCTTCTTATACTGGTAAACTTCAAGACGGTGCAATCCCAGCAGTCGCCCCCGATAACTATTATATAGGTATCGGCAAGGCAGAGCAGTGGCAAACTGTTGGCGTTCCCCCAGTGCCGAATCCATCAACTAACGATGTAAATCAGTTCCAATCTTCTCTACAATCAGTTAAGAAGGTTCAAGATGTATCCTATGTGATACCTCGCGTTAACTGGTCATCAGGAAGCATCTACACTCCGTGGGATAATAATAATAGTTCAGACACAACCTTTGGAACTCTAAATGACATCGTTGGTGCTTACTATGTTATTACCGATCAGAACAATGTTTACATCTGTATCCAACAGGGCATCAGTAATACTGGTGTCGTTTCTAACTCACTGAACAAACCAACTGGTATAACTTCAGAAGTTTTTGAGACAGGTGATGGTTACTCTTGGAAGTTCATGTACAACGTTGGCGTGTTCAATGCCCAGAGGTATCTTACTTCTAACTACATCCCTGTTGAACGTGTGCCGTCCCCAACTGAAGTGGGTGGTAAACCCGTTGCAGAGTTGTCGGCATCAAGAGCAGAACAATACATATTGCAGAATGCTGCCATTGCAGGACAGGTTATTGGAATCGCAATCGACTCTAGTGGCATTGGATATCCTAGTAATACCACAATATCTGTTCTGGTCAATGTTCAGGGTAACAACCCAACAGATGTTGCGCGAGCATACGCTAGGACAGATAATAACGGAAAAATCTTCCAGTGTATTATGAAAAGCAAATACAACCTGAATGAATACGAGTTTGGCGCTGGATACGGTAAAACCACATGGGCATTACCAAATGCTGATTCAAGTGGCACTGGCGCAGGCGCAGTACTACGTCCAATCGTTGACCTCAATCCAGGTGGTATGGGTGCAGACCCACGAAACGATTTGAATAGTTCTGCTCTTATGTACACAGCACGATTAGTTGGTAATGAATATGAAATATTTAATGTCCAGAATGACTTCCGTCAAATCGGATTAATAGAAAATCCAACAAAGGATTCAGCAGCTCCCGCACCGCTCACTTCTCTTGTCGCTTCTGCCATGAAGAAGTTATACATCAATCCAACCAACGTTGATAAGACAACAATTGGTGTGGACGCAATCGTATATGAAGTCGCTAACCCCGAAAATCAGGCAATCGTTGATTACTATCAAGAGGTTAGCGCAACTGAAGCGATAATTCACTGTCACCAAACTCTGTACACTGGTTGGGAAGAGTTTACCAATGTTGATGGAACTGCAATACAAATCGGAAGCAATACTGGAACGAGTATAGCACCCACCACTGGACCCATGTTGCGATATGCTGGCATGGATAACTTCTCAGGCGAAGTCTTATACATAGATAATAGGGTTCCCATTGAACGTGATGCTAACCAAACTGAAGATATCAAGATAATCATAGATTTATAAAGGATAAGATAATGCCGAAGGATTTTACAGAAAATACTATTAGAGATTTCTATCATGATGATTACTCGGACAGTGCGGGTTTTTATAAGATACTCTTTAATAGTTCTCGTTATCTTCAAGCAAGGGAACTGACACAGTTACAGACTATTCTGCAAAATCAAATCAGCACATTTGCTGACAACATTTTTCAAGATGGTGCTGCTGTCACTAATGCATCTGGTGGTTCAGGAGTTGACCAAGCATCGTATGTCCTAATTGATACGAGCGCACTTGGTAACGTTTCTATTCAGCGATACGTTGGTAGGGTATTAAAAGGTCCAGCAGTAACTAACGTCCATAACGGTTTGGAGTTTACTGTCTCCTTTGCATCGCCTGCCATTGAGGGAACTTCATACGCAACTCTCTACGGTTTTTATAGTTCTACAGATCAGTCTGGTATTACATCATCAGATGTGCAAGGCGAAGCACTAACTTATGTTGATGGTAATACCCTTAACGATCAAGACCTCACTCCACTGACACCGCTAGTAGTTGCCACTCGTTCAGGCGCACCTTTGTCAACTGGTCAAGGTTTGTTATTCACAATACAGCAAAGTAATTTTTACTCACAAGGTCACTTTGTCTTTGTTGAGAAGCAAGAGATAGTCATTTCAGCATATGAAATTGACGTTGATGTGGACGTTGGTTTTCATGTTATTCAAGACATTGTTACTGTAGAAGATGATGTTAGTCTTTATGACAATCAGGGTGCTGTCCCTAACTTAGCATCTCCAGGCGCAGACCGATATCGTATCCGTTTGATACTTACTACAAAGGATGCAGTCGCTGATCCATTAGACTTCCTACCATTTGCTCAAGTCAAGGGTGGTCTGATCGCTAAGATAAAGACACCTAACAATGACTACAATCAGATAGAAGCGCGTATGGCGCAACGACAGTTTGATACTAATGGTGACTTCATAGTCATTCCATTTGGTCTTTCATATCAGGCAGGAAACGACCAATCAAGTCTCACGATGAGCGTTCTAGGACTTTCAAATGATGGTTCAGCAACTGCATTCGTTGACGGATTCAGGTTGGAACAAGGTTTTGATTCTGACTATAAGATTCTAAAACCAGTAAGTACTACTACAGAAGATAACACCACAACAACCATAGCATACAGAAACTTTATCCCAGTATCAAATACCACTGATGTGGATTCGGGACTTGGGGAGTGGCCAGCAAGTGGTGATCTGAGAACTCAAACACAATTCAAATTGTTCAACGCTGCCAATCAGCAGATAGGAACAACCAGAATCAAGTCTTTGACTAGACTGCCAAACGCATCACCTAAAGGTGTTCAAGTATATCTGTATGATATCAGAATGGACGATAATGAAAACTTCCGCACAGTAGACTTTATCTCTGCTGGTTCTGATGCTGAACGTATGCCTGTTTTCCTTGAAGGAACAAATGCATATATCATAGACCCAGAAATCAATACCTCCCTGTTTGAAATCCCAGGTGGTCGAGCAAAAAGTGTCAGTGATGTATTGTTCTCATCACAGCGACAGTTCTTCCAAAGCAGTAGTGCTTCTGGTGGCATGTCTCTTGACTGTGGTATCGAAAATAGATTTGATAATATCTTAGAGTGGATATTCATAAACCTTACTGACGATAAAATGGAAATTATTACAACCATTACCCTTGCTGGAAACATTGCTACGGTAACTGGTCTAACTGCCTCCAAAGATTATTGCGTGTTTGCCCTTGCTACTGACTTGGGTGCTTCAGCAAAAATCAAAACCTTTACACGAAGTGGTTTTGAAGAATGGACTTCCCCTAATGATAGTGCCGACTTTGTAAGAACGGGCATTGCCAAATATGACGGTGTCCGTTTACTTGGTGCTTATCGTTTAGATGGCACAACACAAGTTCCTGTTGCCGATGTTCTAGAGTTTGATGGTGGTCAACGCGACAACTTCTATTCCCCGATATCATTAAAACGTGCTGGTCTTGAAGGTTCAATTAGAACAATATATGCAAAGATCGATAACTTTGAATGGTCAAACGATGTCAGTGCTGGAGACTTCCTTTCTGTCAACTCTTACAGGTTAGTTGCCGCAGTAGACTCGACTGACACAGAACCTAAGTTCTCATATTCAGAGATACCAGTTTACACCTCTGGTCGCAACGGCA